CTATTAGCTTCTTGCAGGAGCAGGATGAATCTATGCTCTCAACTACCTTCGGATCTATTGAAGAAGGTTTTGAGAAGATTGGTTATCAGACTCTTTGTTATGTGAAGCAGTATTGGGATACTCCTCGCACCGTTAAGGTAGTTGGTAGGGATAGTCAGTTTAACGTTATTGTATTTCAGGGTAGCGACCTTCGCGATAATACTGATATTCGTATTGAAGCCGGCTCCGCTTTGCCTACTTCCAAGTCTGCTAAACAGGCACTTCTTATGGACCTTATGTCTCAGGGATTTATTCCTCCTGAGAAGGGTCTTGAGCTTATGGAAGTTGGGGGAGTGCAGCGACTTTATGAAGAAGTTCAGATTGATAGTGCTCAAGCTACACGTGAGAATATGAAGATGAGCACTGTCACACAGCAGGATATGGAAGCTTATCTACAGACATTTATGGGCGTTGATCCTATGACTCAACAGCCTATGTTGGTTGACCCTAATAGTGGTCAGCCACTTGTAGATGAGATGGGCAATCCCACTGCCCCTCCACTTATTGTTCCTGTTAATACTTACGATAATCACCAAATCCATATTCAGGTACACAACAATTATCGTAAGAGTCAGGAATATGAAAACCTTCCCCAGCCTATTAAGGATCTTTTCGAAGAACATGTCAATCAGCATATGATGGCTCTTGGAATGATTCCAGGTATGCCTGCACCTATGCAGGGTGCTAATTCTATTACATCTGGGGAAGCTGCATCAGATCAGTCTGAACAAATAAACGCTGAAAATGCTGGAGGTATGCAACAGCCTCCACCTGAAACACAAGGCCCGGTGATGTAAATGGGACACATTCAGTTCGGAGATATTCTCGAAGTAAATTTCACTAACTCACTTCGAGCTACTTCCACACTGGGTGGAGATACTGATGCGCTTACTGATCCGTCAGATTATCTCACCGTAGCTAGTCTGGATGCTTTTCTAAATGGATTTGATCCGTTTACTTACAGCACCGCGCAGCTTGCCATTATGAACACCAATGACAAGATTTTTGCGTGCCGTAGTATTCAGGATCGAACTACTATTGCTGATTACCACCCTGCACAGACTGCTCGGAGTTCATAGTGATTCCTAATCCAGATCAGCAGATGGTAGATAATGCCACTAGCGCGCTTGCGTCTAAGAATGCTAGCCTTGGGGGCAGGAGGCGTCCTCCTGTAGCCAAGGAACGTGACAATGGGCGACTTGGTGCTATTGGTCGACGTCTTGCTATGGCTAAGAAGAATAGGGTTTAGTTATGGCAAATCCTTTTGATAATCTCAAGAAGGAAGTGCCGGATAGCAAGAAGACTGCTATTCAGCGTCGACTTGAGAAGAAGAAGCAAGAGAACAAGAAGTAGAGCTACTTTATATATTAGGTCTAGGGCCTCCGAGCGAGGTACGGGCTAAAAGGATTGAGGGATAATGGGTACTCCAGTCGAACCTAGTGGTGAAGAGGTACAGGGAAACATCCCTGATCAGGATAATTCTCCAGGGCCGAATCCTGCATGGGACGACGTACTTAAGATATTGCCGGAACAGTTTCATTCAGTAGTTACTCCTCATTTCCAGCAGTGGGACCAGGCAGCTCAGAAGCGTATTGAGCAGGTTAATTCCCAGCTGAAGGAATTTGAGAGTTATAAGCCTTTTGTAGAGCATGGTATTAATCCTCAGGAAATTGAGCAGGGTCTCCGACTTATGTGGGAGATTAATAACAACCCTGAGAATGTTTACAATGCTCTGGCAAACGCTTATAAGTTTGGCCAGCAGACTCCCTCTGTAGCCAATAGTAACGAAGACGAAGAAGAAACTCCGAATAATATTGATCCGGAGTTGATGAGCAAGCTTGAACAGCAAGATGGAATTCTTCAAGCTGTAGCTCAGATTGTTCTGAATGATGCTAAGGCTAAGGAAGACGCTAAGGCAGATGCCGAACTCGACACTGAGCTTAATACGCTTAGGAAGAATTTCGGCGATTATGATGAAGACTATGTTCTTACTAAGATGATGAATGGCATGTCTGGTGAGGATGCTGTTAAGTCTTATCAGGAACTTGTCCAGCGTGTTTCTCCTAAGCCTTTCGCTCCTTCTGTTCTTGGCAATAGCGGTGGTGGTACCGGGCTTCCCTCTAATGCAATTGATCCTACGAAGCTTTCCGGCAAGGAAACTCGTAGTCTCGTAGCTCAAATGCTTGCAGCTGAATTTGGCAAGAAGTAGATTAAGCTCGGAGGTTAATGGGCGCAACGCTCACTACAGCTACTAATATTCTTAAGGAAATCTACGAACCTCGTATTCGTGAACAGCTTCAGAATCACCTGAAGACTTCTAAGCGAATTGAGCAGACTTCAGAAGGTGTTACTTCTGAAGTTGGTGGAAAGTATGTAGTTTTCCCGATTCACGTTAAGCGTAACCACGGCATCGGTGCTCGTCTTGAAATGGAAGAGCTGCCGGTTGCACGTAATCAGGGTTATGCACGTGCGCAGGTTGGACTTAGTTACCAGTATGGTTCTATTCGACTGTCTGGTCAGTCCATGGAACTTGCGCAGTCTAATTTCCAGGCTTTCGCATCCGTTTTGGATGAGGAAGTTAATGGCGTCCAGAGAGACCTTGCTAAGGACTTTAACCGACAGATTTATGGTACTTCTGTTGGTGCTCTTATGCGGGTTTCTGGAGCTAATACTGGTGCCACTGTTCCGACTACTAATACGCAGTATATGGAAGTCGGAATGATCGTTGATATTTACGATTCTTCTGGCACCACTCTTAAGACTGCGGCTGCGGGTGTTGAGGTTACCGCTGTAACTAAGAACACCAGTATTACGCTTGGTACTGCTCCCGGTACTGCCACTGCGGCTAATGACATTGTCGTTCGCCATGGCTCTCTTAACCGAGAAATTATCGGTCTTGAGCAGATTGTTGATGACAACACCACTCTGTTTAATGTTAATCCGACTACAGAGCCTGTGTGGAAGTCTGTTATTAACAGTAATGCTGGTACTAATCGTGCACTGTCTGAATCTCTTATGATTAAGATGGTGGACGATATCTACACCAATGGCGGTAATACTACCGCTATCTTTACTACTCTTGGTGTTCGCCGAGCTTACTTTAACCTCCTTGTTCAGCAGCGTCGTTATTGCGACACTAAGGAATTCGAGGGTGGTTTTAAGGGTCTTGCGTTTACTACTGACAATGGGGAAATCCCACTTATTAGTGACGTAGACTGCCAGCCTAATCGGATGTATTTCATTAACGAGAAGGAACTGAAGATCTATCGCGAAAGCGACTGGAGCTTCATGGATCGTGACGGCTCTAAGTGGCAGCGTGTTATTGGTTACGACGCCTATGACGCTACTCTGTTTAAGTACTGCCAGCTCGGTACTCACCGTCGCAACTCTCACGGCCTTATTGAGGATGTAATTGAGGCCTGATTAATTAGGGGAGCGGCTACAGGAATAACTCCCTGTAGCCGCTTTTTCTATACCTAAGAATAGAGGTTAATGGCAGAATCTGAATCTTTGAACACTATGTTCCAGAATAGTTTTGCAAAAGTTAGTGATGGGAATTATGCACTAAAAACTACGGGAAGTACTGGTTCAACTCAATCAGTTAGTATCTCCCAGACAGACCCTAATAACCGTGTAGCTACTATACCTAATCCTGCTGCAAATACTACGTCTGTTACAGATACTGCTACTGTTACATCCCCTGGAGCTGGAGCAGCTATTGCAACTACCGCGCAGCTTGCAGCAGGTACATGGGATATTGAAGCTATCACTTTTATTGGTGGCACCACTGTAGCCTCTCTTGAAGCTACTAATATGCGACTTCTTGTGGGAGCTGCTGCTATAGGGCGTATTATGAATCCAGTACCTGGAACTTCTGGTGGTATTGGTACTGGGCAACTTCGAGTTCGTTATGTACTTGCGGCCCCTGCTACAGCCTCTATTATCGCTGTAGCCGCAGGAACTTCTGGTTCTGTTTATTCAGCTAGTATTGTAGCTAAGCGGGTTATTTGATGCGTGAACGAGATTCTAAACTAGTTAATGGAAACTTCTATTTTCCAGTCAATGGGCATTTCGTAAGTCAGAAGCAGGTTCGTATTAATGAAATTCTACAGGACTACGATCCGACATTGCAATTGCAGTGGATACCGCCGACCGATCGTTCATCTAATGATTTGGCTTTTCGGGTTGTCTGCTTCCCTTTGGGACGTGCGCCCTACGTGGTTTGCTTCTCAGAAGAGGCGGATGAGCGTCTACTTGCTAAAGTTTTTGAAGCTGATCAAGCCAATTCTCCGAATAAACTCACCTACATAGAAAACTTTAATAACGCACTAGAGTTGGTTCGTGCAAAAGCAGACGAAGAGCGGCGCCAAGAAGATCATGCAATTGCAGCAGCTGCTATTCGTAACAATAAGTCTTCTTTCACTTTTTATAATCATAGAGGGGAGTTGATGGATCTTGAACGTCCAGGACGTAGTAACTCGCGTCAAACGATCATTTGGCGATGAAGCTGGCGTTCAAATTACAGACCAAGATATTATTCGTTGGATTAATGACGCTCAAGAACAGATCGTCATGGATAATGAAGGTCTAATGGAAGCAACAGCTTCTACTGATTCAGTTATTAACCAAGCTGAATATGATGTGCCTTCAGATATGTCAGTTCTTCGTAGTCTCAAATATCGTGGCTACAGGCTTAAGCCTATGTCTTTTGCTGAATTCAATGAATATGTCGATGGATATTCTGCTGATGAGGGTGTAAGTCCTTACGGCCCTGGGATTCCTGAAATTTTTATGGTATGGAATAACAAGATTACGCTGTTTCCTAAACCTAATGAGAATCTAACTAACGGTATTAAAATTTATTATATCAAACATCCTAATTCAGTAGGTAATCTTGCTGATAGTCTTACGGTACCTCTCCAGTATCATAATGCAGTAGTTACGTATTGTCTTCAGCAAGCTTATGAACTGGATGAAGATTTTAATAAAGCAGCCGCTAAGAAGTCTGAATTTAACGAAACCATGATGAAGTTGAATGATCGTAATAAGTGGACTTCTCAGGAGTATTACCCACGTATCACAACCCTACCTGAGGATGAGAATTACGGAAATTATGGGTATTGGGGTGGTTATTACTAATGCCTAGTAAGAGTAGTACTTCGGTTGAAGAACTTAAAATCGGTCCTTTTGCTGGTGGTATTAATACCTATTCTGATCCTGCAATGATTGCAGATGATGAGATGGTAGATTGTGTCAATTTCGATCTAAGTCTTGATGGTTCACTAGTATCGCGACCGCCGTGGAGCGTTTTGAACGCTCAAAAATTTTCAAATACTAGTAGTGGATCAAATGCACCTGAGTCTAGTCAAATTATTATTGGTACTGGTGTATATGAGGGTAATAGATTTGTAATTGTAAACAGTACTCATTCAGGTTCGGCAGCAAGTTATATCTATTATGTAGATGGTATTAATGCGGGAACCCTGGCATTGATTGCGAACGGTGCCCATTCTAAAGCACACAGATACTCTGATGATATCTATCTAGTTCCAGATATTAACAGCACCGGTCAGGGTGTAAAATACGACCTGGCTGGGGGTCTTGTAACTCTAATTGCCTCTATGCCTCAAGGCTATGCTTCTACAGTCTACAAGGAACGTCTATTTATTAGTGGACGACGAGGAGTATCTAACAGCTCAAGACTATATTTTAGTGATTTGGCTGATTTTGCAGATTGGCCTGGAACTAACTTCTTTGATATCAATCCTGGTGACGGCGATGCTGTTAATGACTTGGTTGTTTACCAGGATAATCTAGTTATTTTCAAAGACAATGCAACATATGTTCTTGCTTACGACACAGGACCCGCGCAAGCTGTATTGCAGGTAATCAATACAGATATCGGCGCGATGGGTCGTAACTGTGTAGATGTTTACGAAAACTCAATTTTTATCCTAAAGTATAATCAAGTTTATGAGATGTCTAACTACGACTTTGTTCGTGTTAGCGTCAAGATTCCGTTTGAATACGACGAGACACTACCCTCTGTAGCCCCATATCAAACTACTGGTCAAGCTTTTAAATATCCATTCTGGCTTAGAGTAGTAGGGGATAGGGCTGTAGTTAGATTCTATAATAGACTTTATATCTATCACCTTCGACTCCGTGGTTGGACTAGGTGGGATAGTGAAGACACGAATATTAAGTATCTTGGTCCAATTATGCGTCTGGACAATACTAATACTAATCTACTTCGAGGTTTTGATACCTATGTAGCTACCACAACATTGCGCACTAATATTGATGCGCAGGGTCCTGGGGCTACAGGAGCGTGGAATTCGTACTTTAAAATTCTTAAAATGGAAGATAGGTATAACCTCTCAAATACCGAGAATGGTAATATCACACCTATCTTTCCTGCTGTAGATATTAAATTGTCTATGATGACAAAACAATTCGATATTGGACTCAGTCATAGATTTAAGCGCTTGATGCATTGGGGGTTGAACTGCTATACTGCAAGAGACGTAACAGGAACTCTATTTCCCTACTCTGTAGCCTACAAAGTTACCTGGAACCAGCTTAATATCTATCATTGGCATGAATTGAATACTTGGGAATATCCACTTACTGCAATTCCTGGAGTTACTCAGGATGTTAGTGGAGATTCTGGAAAGCAAGTGAAGTTTATTAGATTTCCAAAGTCCTTGAGATTTAGGCTTTTGCAGTTTAAAATTGAGATGGTTACTCAAGGGAATACTACTGATGGTCCGGCATATGTATATAATATTACAGCCTTTGTTGCTGCTAAGCAGCTAATGCCTAAGGCGGTGAACTAATGAATATTGTGGATTTGTTTGGTAATAGGCAAGTACCAACACCTCCACCCGGACAAAAGGCCTTTAATCCATATGCAGCAGGTAATAAGCATTATGGAGCAGGAAGGCCAATGCCTAATATCGGTCCTGTAGCTCATCCTCAAGGTTATGAGGAGCGCGATAATAGGGCGGATGCTAGAAAGAACGCAATTCTCCGCAGAATGCAGGGAGCTGGTACAGGTAATCCCATGAATAGCAGTGTCATGGGTTATACATCAAGAGGAGTTTTTAGCTAATGGCAGCGGCTCCAATGACTCCAGCTCAAATTTTGAGGTCTCAGGAAACTAGAAACCGAGAAATTAGAGCCAAGGAAGATGCTATTAAGCGCCGGCTACAGAGATCTAATGACAATAACAAGAAGAGTGCTCAGAAGTCCGCAGCTGCTCTAGCTAATAAGGCTAAGGGTACTGGGAAGACTTTTACTAAGTCCTATACTACTCAGAAGATTTTGGGAGCGGATAAGGGATTTACCAAGTCTGATTATGGTGTAGGTGCAGGAGCAGCTATTCCATATCAGATTGGAGATTCTAAGTCTACAGTAGCTATTAAGGCAACTGGTGGTAAGCCTAAGCCTAAGCCTACTGCTTCACAGTCGGTAGGCAAAGCTAAAACAGCAGCAGGGAAAGCATGGGCAAACGCTAGAGAAGATGCTATTAAGAAGCGTCTTAATAAGTAAGAGAGGAGGTCAATGGCAAAGAAGAAGTCTGCCGCGGATAAGTGGCTAGCTGGAGATACTACATACCAACAGCAGCTCGCTAACTATCTTAAGTCTAAGTCTGATTACGAATCCCAGTATAAGCGTCAAAAGGGAATCGTAGAACGAGACTATGCTGAGATGATTCGTTCTATGAATCGTCAAGGTACTCAGGATAGAATCGATCAGCAGAATGATTTTGCTGGTAGAGGTATTCTTCGCTCTGGTGTATTTGCTAAGGCTCTTGGTGATTACAACACTGAGTTTAGCGCCAAAATGAAGAATCTTAATACCGGTAAGGGCGATAAGCTTGGCGACCTCTCTATGCAGAGAACTAATTTTCTTCGCCAACTTAAGCTAGAACAAGATGCTGCTAGACAAGATGCACTTAGACGACGAGCTGCTAAGTTGGGGATTTAATGGCTGAGCCGGGACCTTTTGATACTTCAGGTACAGCTAATTCATTGGCTGATGCTATTCGTAGGCAAGCTGCTGCACAAGCTAAGCAGTCTAAGCAGAAGTCAAGTCTTGTAGATACTACAGACCCTTTTGAACAGCTAATGCAGCAGATTCAGTCTATTAATGTTGCTGCAACACCTTATGAAACTCTGCTTCAGCAGGCTACAGGAACGGCGGGTGCTCAGTATGACCCGCTTATTGAGCAGCTTAAGGCAGAGATGGCTCGTACTGAAAAGCGCGGCAAGGCTAATCAGGGCGAAGTTAAGTCTATGTATAACGCGCTAGCTCAGGATATTGCATCCGAGATGCCTGCTATTACGCAGCAGATGTCACAAGCTTCTCAAGAAACTGAGCAGCGCTATAATCAGACTCAGCAGCAGCTTAAGAGTCAGTATGACCAGCAGGCACAGCAACAGGCTGAACTTTATCAGAAGCTTGGTATTCAGGCTGCTGCTCCGGAAGCTTCTCAGCAGGCTAGAGAAGATCAGGCTTATTTTCAGCAGCAGAGTGCTAATGATGAAGCAGCGGCTCTTCAACTTCTGTCTGAGATGAAGAATTCTGATATTAGTTATAATCGTCAGTCTTCAGATAACACACGTCTAGCTGGAGTAAACGCAGCAGCGGATATTCAGGCTCAGCTTGAAGATTATTTGCAGCAAGCAGGCGGTCAACTTGCCGGTCTCAGAGGTAGCCGAGAATCTGCTATTCAGGCTATGCTTGCAGAACTTCAGCAGGCAGATTCTCAGCGTATTGCACAGCAAGAGGAGCAAGAATATGACCGTCTAATGGATATGTTTAATCTCCAGCTTAAAATGCAAGAGATGGCAGATAAGAGAGCTAGTCAGTCCAATTCTTTGTTTAAGGGAATTAATGGACCTTCTGGTGCTTCGAATTATCTGGGTGAAATCTATGGCCAAGGAAATACTTTCACTTCTAATGCCATCATGGATGCTATCAATGACGTGATGTCAGATCCTACAGTTATTGCTGGTAAGTACGATTCTGGTGAAGATGACCAGTATGGTAATCCAGTAATGAATAAGGTTAATCAAGCTTATCTTGAGGACCTTCTTAGGAAGCGTATGTCTCCTGATAGTCAGGGTCCTCTTAGTGGTACAGCATTTAGTCAAGAAGATATTCTACACGCTATCAATGCGCTAATGGCGCGTCAGGGGCAGCTTCGATGAATAACCTTAAGTTTTCCAAGGAACCTATTGTTTGGATAGGCTTTGTTATCGCGCTTCTCATGGTGGTTAGTGACTACCTTAATGACGATCTTAGTGTACAGAGCCTTGACGCTCTTCTGGTAGCTTTTGGCGCGGTTATTGGTCGTCACTTTGTTACTCCTGTAGCCAATAAGGACTAGTATGCTTGAGGGATATAAGCCTATTGATTTTAGTAGCATCTTTGGCAATCAACCAGATTTGTCACAGATGCGAAATCGTGT